CTGGGGCAAATGGTCTAAACATCTCTCTTTTTTTAATTAAATTAACTTTATCTTTAATATTTGGATCTCTTGGATCAGCCAAGATAGATCTGTTCCCTAATGCCCTTGGGCCGTATTCAGCCCTTCCTGTTGCTACCGCAGCAATTTTATTTCTTATTAGTTCTGTAATTATAGGTCCTACTGGGTATTCCCCGCCAAGGTCATGACCAAGATACGGATGCTGCCAATTTATATGACTTCCATAGGCTGCTGCAGCCGCTCCAAGCGACGATCCAGCATCACCTGGGTTAGGCATAATCCAAACATCATCAAACATTCTCCAAAGCATTGTGTTGGCTGCACAGTTAAGGGCACAACCACCCATAAAAACAAGATTGCGTTTACCTGTAAGTTTCTGCGCCATGGCCATAAAATTAACTAGTCTTTCTTCGTATACCTTTTGAACAGCAGCAGCAATATCAAACTGCTCACGGTAACCAATATGTTCATTCCAATCATTTATTCCTTTATGAAAGTTATATTTTTGTTTATTTATATCTGGAAAATATTCTTTTACTTTAAGGTAATATCTTGTCCAGTCTCCATATGCTGCCATACCCATCATGATATATTCTTCTTGATTTGGCATAAGTCCTACCAACTGGGTAAAGGCTGAATAAAATAAACCAAAACTAAATGGATAATTCTTTTTATATACTTGCTTTATTGAAGACCCTTCGCCAACCCAAATAGTGGAAGTATTATATTCTCCAATAGCATCAAGAACTACTATAACAGCATCATTAAATTTACTTGTATAGTACCCAGCGCAGGCATGAGAATAGTGATGACTAAAGTATTTTACTGGTAAGTCTATAGGTATATTTGGTTTCCAGTCTGCTGCTCCACCTCTTAATATTATTCTGGATCTTTTAAGTCGAGGTTTTTCATAGTATGCTATGGTATCTGGTGTTCCATAGTTTAATGCATCTAATATAATTTCTTTATTGTTATACCAATCATTTTTTTTCTTGCTATATCTTTCTGCATGCCCAGCAAAAAGTATCTCTCCATCTTTAATTAAAGATACAGATGCATCGTGCGAAGTTTCATTAATGCCTAAAATTATCATAACTTTTCACACTAATATATAAAAGTGTTTTTGTCCTTTTTTCTGAAAAATTTTTTAATTTTATAATAAATTATATAGACATAGTATTTAAATTTCATTTTGTCTCCTTAAAATAAAACAGGGATGTCTGTTAGAACATCCCCATTTTATCATAATGATATTAGAGCATCTGTTGCGGAGTTCCGCCACCACCAGACTTCTTTTTAGAAGCCTTCTTTACTGGAGCCTTAACATTCTTAAGTGCACTCTCGATATCTTTTACTTTTGGCATTCTACCAAAAGCCTTGTCGTTTGGATTAACTGCTCTTGCTGCTACTGGAATAAGAGCACCAACGAGTGCTGCCCAAAGATCTTTTGGATCTGTTACTCCAGATACATAAAGAGCAGATGCAGCACCAACTACAGAACGAGCATATGATGCAAGCATTGCTTTCATTTTTGCGTCCATTTTTTTCCTCCTAGGATATGAACTTAGTTATGGCATCGTAACCTAGCCATAATCCAATTATACCAGCAACTCCAGCAAACACTGGTGGCGCTGGAACTGGTAGTTTAAATGCTGCAAATACTACTCCACACCCAAAACCTGTTAAAACTGAAAATATAATCTCTTTCATAGTTCATTTTCCTTTATTTTGTCTAGTGGTGTTGGTAATGTTACCAGCGTTCCACACTCTTTACATGTACCGTCCAAAAAATATAAGCCTATCTCATAGTCTGTTGGATCAAATTGAACTACTGCATTGAAGTATACGCACCCGCATTCTGGGCATTGGCATGTTGGTATTCCTCTTGCATTAATCATTTGGGATATCTTTTGGGTATATTTCTTGCAACTTGTTAAATGCTTTTCTAAATCTTTGGATAGATAAATCATTAGGATTTTCTAAATCATATTCTATAGAATCTTTATATTCTAGTAATGCTAGGTGAACTTCTTCTATATATTTATATGCGATGTCACGTGTTTCATTTATGAAAGATAGAAGATGTTCTTTTTCAACAAGTCCTTCGTCTGGTCTTTGACTTAACCGCTCAATGTCCCTGATTGCTTCATTTAGTGCAATAATTAATTGCATATTAAGATTTTTTAATCTAAATATAAATACAGACAAAGATGTTAAGGCAATAAATACAACTAAAAAAATTATAAACTCAAGCATTTTTTACCTCATGTGTTGGCCAATAATATTTACAGGGTTCTTTGCGTTCAGGACAGCATGGTACATTGTTAAAACTTGTAACTGCATATTGAAACGGCGCATATAATAATGGATCTTTCTTAAATAGATTTGCACGATGAGTAGTTACAATACGCAACAACTTGCTTTCGTCCTGAAAATATTCTGGCATAGTATTGCCCCAATCATCCCAACACATGTCTTTAAGTTTGTTAAGGTTTGCTTCATTGTTTTCAGTCTTAATACCACGAGACTTTGCTTCGGCAATCATGGCTTGTACATAAGACCATAGCCCTCGCTCAAAACCTTTCCACATAAGAACTGCTGGATGATTACGCCAGCCACCTGTAGGAGACTTGCCAGACAATACATTTAATATCTGATAACACTCAAGAATTTGTTTATTAAGACGCTTACTATCTAATATGGCAGCAGAAACATGGTAATCTGATTGTGGTAAAAATGTTTGCATTGTGTAACCTTTCTATATCCAATATTTAATTATAGCAGTTGTGGCAAGAATTGTCCATAGGATATTAAACCAAATAATTGTAGGCAAAGTCTTTACTGTTGATGACCAAATCAGCGCAAGGCTTGACACCACCGCAAATATGTACAGCCACCACCATTGCTTGCCAAACAGAAGGCCTGGAAATATAATACATATTTTTGTCATAAAAGCAAAAAATTCAACAGTGTTTGGTTTATTCCAATATTCTTTATGGAACATAGTCTTGAGTGCAAGATACCACTCTGATTTAAAATTCATTTAATCCCTCCAAAAATTCCCTATGATCAGAACACTCTGCTATTTTATAATTTTGATAATTTCTATAATACTCATGCATTTCTAGACCTTTGCCATAATCTGATGAGTTTTCTAAATAAACTTTGGCAATGTTTTTATTAATTGTGTTATGTGCAGACCCTAAAAAAATCCAACTATAAGATGTCCAGAATGGATCTGAATCAAAAACATTAGGCATCCTATATTGCCATTTATTAATTTTTTCTTGTAGAGTTTTGGGCGCATTTTCATATGAAAATTTTTTCCAAAACTCTGTATCATCTCTTAAAGTCATATAGTGAAAATATATAAAATCAGAAATAGAATTATTCATATCTACTATGTGATTATTATACTCGTCTCTGATTGATTGAGAGTTTTCAAAAATCCATAATGGGTTATTAAACAATCTTGTTAATCCTACAATGCTTACCCAAATAGATGTAGCCTCTAGTGGTTCAACAAAATTTGCTGCTAATCCTATTGCTACGCAGTTATTGATCCACGGTTCTTCGTAGCATCCAGCACTAAACTTAAATCCACCCTTATCTTTTCTTGGGTAGGTTGGCTCATATCCTAAAAATTCTTCTATCTCTTTAACAGCATCTTCTTCAGATATGAGAGATGAATCATATACATAACCACATCCAAATCTTGTTTGGAGTGGTATCTTCCACATCCAACCATACTTCATTGCAATTGCCTCTGTATATGGGGGGATCTTATCTGTCATCTCGATAAAAAATGGAACTGCTGAGTCTACTGGAAGAAAGTCTTTATAACTCTTCCACTTAGCATTGTAAACTTTTCCAATAATAAGCCTATGGAATCCACTACAATCAAAAACAAAATCACATAAAATGTTTTCATTATTATCTAAAGTTAGACTACTTACATTATTATTGCTATCTAATGAAACATTTTTTATTGTTCCATCAATTAGTTTAATGCCTCTTTCTAATCCTATTTCTTTTAATCTATTTGCTAATTTTGTAGCATTAAAGTGTATAGATACCTGACCTACTTTTTTATAATCAAGTATAGGATTTTTTTTAGCAACAAAACCAAAGTCTATTTTTTTGTCTTCTAAAATAAAAGGCACTTTATTTTTTTCTGAAATTTTTTCTGTAAAATCTATTTCTTTTAGATTATCATTTAGTGATATACTTGCCAACATCAAAGAACTATTAGAAAGAAACATGTCAGACATAGGATCAAGTCCCAAATTTCTATCTCTTGTAGAAAACCCATGATAGTAAAAGTCTCCATCGTTATTCCAATTTGTAAACTTAATTCCGTTTTTTATAGTTGCATCACAGTTTTGTATTAAGTCTGACAATGATATATTTAGATGATCAAAAAAATCAACAAGGTACGGAGTAGAACCTTCCCCTGCTCCTAAAATTCCTATATCAGATGACTCTATTACTGTTATATTTAAATTAGGATAAGATCGTTGTGCTTTAAGTGCTGTAAGCCATCCAGCAGTACCGCCACCAACAACGACTACACTTTTAGACATTATTCTTTGCCACCTTCACGAACTAACAATACGATTGCTCCGTTATCTTCAAGGGCTTTCTTTGCCCTTACCATATATTCTACAGCATGACGCTTATCTTGGTCTCCCAATGCCATAAAATCTTTTTCAGAGGCTTTAATAGTAATAAAATTATCATTATCTATAATAGTTAGTTTAAATCCTTTAGGGCAAAAATGATTTAAAGATCTAAAAGCACGAGCCATTTCTTGCGTATACACTATTTCCT